GTATCAGCGCCATAGCTGCGTAAAAGCTCGCGCCAGCCACTGCCTTGACGCTCAAGGAGCAACCATTTTTCGAGGCTGTTCAGCAAGAAATCAGCCCCTCCGACAAGACTGATTTGCCCAGTGCCGCCTGCTTGATGCTTCACCGTGATGCTGCGCCCTGCGGTGTTGGCGCGCAGCACCAACCAGCGGCCCTCAGGGATGTAGTCAATGCCAAGTGTCGTCAGGTCGTCAGTGGCGGCGGCCCCCTCAGTTTCCAAAGCCACCGATCCTCGTGTCGGGGTGATCTTTCCCCCTAGCAGCGTCAATGCTTGTGCGGTCTGGATACCAACGACTTCGGCGAGCACATCGTACAGTCCCCCTAGGGCGGCCATGTGCTCGGACCAAGTCGGGACGGGATAGGTACTCGCCAAGTGGGCGCGATTTGGCAAAGTGGTCATGTGATTATTCCTTTAAGACGCCTTGGACATCGGCATCAATGATGCCCGCAACGGCCACGCCCGCGCTGTCAAGGCACTGCACGAAAGGTCCCTCGCTGGCCTTGTCGATCAGGGTAACAGAGGCCGCGCTGTAGCCTGCGACCCCTTGTAACGTGAGGGAGACACGGGCAATGCTCTGATAGGAGCGGCTGAGAGGCAGGCGGCCCCCGCCTTCTGGAACAGCAAAATCTTCAATCCTCTCCTCAACGACGGGGACATCAATACGAGCAAGCAAAGCCTTGAGCGCCCCTTGCACGGCCCCACCGGGGATATGCACACGGATGTCAATCTCTTCGCCTGCCTCAGCAAGGTATGGCCCCAGCCATGGTAGCCATGCGGCATCGCCGTAAAGCGGCATGGAGGCATCTATAAAGGCTGGGACCGAAGCCGAACTAAACATCGCCGCCACGCCGTGGCGGCGCGTCTCTACGGTGTAGCTTTGCCCGCCAATCTCCCAAATCAGGGACAGATACCCTTTTCTCGAGATCCGTACGCTGGCGATGTACTCCAGGGGCATGAAGGACGACAGCAAACCGGCATCGGCAACGTCAAACAGTGGCGTCGTCGCCACGCTGAAAAGTACCTCTGTGGCGGATGCGACGACGGTCTGTCCTTCAACGGTTCCCCCGGCAAGATCACCTTGCCACCCAGTGGCACCGAAATCGTAGGTATCGACGACATGACCCGCCATGTCATCACCGAGCTGGACAATCGCAGTGGCCTGACCCGTGCTCACCAGGCCACTGCTGTCGATGGCTCTGGCCATCACGACAAAAGTCCTGGCGATAAAGGCTGCGGCTTCAATGGTGGCCGTTGTTTGGATGCCTCCTCCAAAGGACTGGCCAGCCTCCCAGTTCGCCAGTAGCCCAGGAGACCACCGGAAGAGCCATCCAGCATGGTCTGGAGCGACCTCTCCTATGACACGGTATCGCAGGATATTCCCCGGCACTCTCTCCACATAAAGAGCCGATGGCGTTGGGGGTGGCGTCGTCTTGCCGATGATTTTGTGGGTGACGGTGGGGGTCCAAGGTGACGCAAGGCCTGCTCGGCTCAGAGAGCGAAGGCGGATCTCATAGGTGCCTCCCTCCGTGACGTCCGATAGCAGGATTTCGCGCGTCATGGCCGTCGAGATCGATCGCCACTCAAGCTCGCCGATGCGGCGGTAGTGGCACTCGACGCCATCGCTAATACGTCCTTGAGGGACTAGAGCGACGATGATCCGAGGGATCAGAACTCCATTTGCCAGCCGGAGCATGGCCCACTCGTCTGACCGGATGCTTTCGAGCACCGGAAGCGGTGGTGGTGTTAGAGTGGTCAAGGCCGGAGCCGTCATCCCTGGGTCATAGTCCGGGATTTCTCCATTTTCGGCTTGGTGTACAGCGGGGGCGGCATCAACACAAACAATCCGGGCCGACAGATCAGGCCCTGGATAGATGCCCTTGACCAGCAACAGGGCGCTTTCGCGCTCGCTTTCCCCAAAGACGGCCAGGTCTCCTACAGCGATAGGCTGGAGTACTGGTGTACGGAATGTAAGCTGGGGTGTTTCGCCGGGCATCGTAACGATCGGCAAAGGTTCTCCCACCTCGCTGTTTCGGATCCGAAGAACATAAGACTTGCCTTCCTCCATCGTGACCAAAGCATCAAGGGTACAGGATGACACTGCACCTTGTGGTGTAGAGGTGATTGATTTGATCCGAGCGCTTCCGCTCCCCCAAAGGGGCACATCATGGGAAACAGAAATCAGGTCACCACGCTCGCAGACGAGGTGCTCGATGTCGGCTTGAAACTCATAGCTTGCAGGGCGCAGGGTTGCGACGGCCATGTGATACCGACCTTCACGCCATGCCTGGGCGCGAGTGGTGCAACCGACTGTCTCTAAGGTCTCGAACCGGCTGGCAGTCTCTTCTGTCTGCCCATCCGCATACACGGTGACCTCTTGCTGGGACCAGTCTCGTGTAGGCTCGATATAGCGCACGCGTAAGGCATGCGGTAAATCCACAAAGGCAAGGCTTGCTCGGAATCCCCACGAGTTGCGTGGGGTAAAAAGTTGGACCGGGACTGTCTGAGGGTGGTCGCGGACAACGCTGAACCGTCCATCACGGAGTGATAAAGAAGCCCGCGCCGAGGCGGCAATGTCACGCAGGACGTCAAAGACAGTGCTGGCGTAATCAAGCACCGCATCAAAGGTCCAGCGAGGCAGGCCATCCGTTTGGAGTTCGTCACACGCGTCGGCCCACTCTTTGATGGACCGTAAATCAAGGCGTGAAAGTGCGACAGGGCGGCGATTGGCGGTACCCGTCAGGACGTCACAAAAGGCCCAGGCGGGGTTTCTGGTTGCTTGCTCTGTCCATTGGGTGCCGTCCCAGACCTTCAGGCGGGCTTGCGCAATGGCGCTGAACTGGTCAACGGCACCATTCAACTGGTTGGTGGCTTTGATCCGTAAGGCAACGAGGCACCGGCCCGTCCGTCGAACGGGGTAAACATACTGAACCGAGCGCAGGGCGGTCAAATAGCAGGTATCCCGTACATCAGTCCGGGTGCTGTCGGCCGTAATACGGGTGACGGCGACCTGATAGCGGCCTGATTGTCCCGGTACAATGCGCCAATCCCGACGGACTCCGGCCTCGGTGGCCGCCGTAACGGTCTCTTCAGTATGCAAGATCCAGTCATCTGCGCCAACGGCACGCCACTCGATGCGCACCGTCACCGACTGGTTTTGGCGATTGGCGCTACTGTCCCAATGGACAAGGCCATCCCACGATAGGTCGAGAATAATCTCATCGGCGGCGTCATGGGTTTCAACGATTTGACGACCAACCGCCGCGCTGATCTTCAGAGAGTAGCTGTCCTCACGGATGGTATTGCTATACAGGCCGACTGGCGCATCATCGGCATAGCCTTGGCGGACCTCAATCTCGACGCCTTCAAATTGCTCAAGCGGTATCGTGCCGATCCTAAGCTCTGATAGGTCGAGAGGGCCATACCCAAAGTCAAAGAGGCATCTCAGGTACTGGTCTGTGCCCGAGACCTCAGTGAAGTCCCGTGCGGCCTTTTTGGGGTAAAGGCGGTGGCGGCCATAAACGCGCGGCACTGGCCCATACGGATCAGTCTGATTGGAGGTCCCTGTGATGCTCAGGGTTGGACTGGTGCTGTCCAGGTTGCCCCGTGCCAAAGCTGTATTCGAGCTTTTGGGAGGTGGAGCCAGAGCATTCAGGGCCAGCGTTCCCGCCACGGTGATGATAGCCCCACCAACAAGACTGGCTAGGCTTGCTGTACTGCCTGCGATGATGGGGGCCGTTGCCCACGCGGCATTCCCAAAAATCGCCGCACCAAGAGGAGCGGCAAAAGCCATAGTTGCCGCGACGATAGCGATTGACAGGACGGCCCTCAGAGGGTTTTTACCTCCCCCACCGCCTCCGCCGCCACCATGAGGAATCATGCGGACAGTGAGCCTGTGCCCCGGTTTCGGCTTGACCCTTTCCCATGCTTCGACCGGAATAAGGCAATCATCGACAAACACATGAGCATAGGAACGAAGGATCGCGTCCCTCTGAACCAGGGCCACAATGTCGGCGATTGTGCCGCCAGCAGGAAGCTCGTAGTAGTCCCGCTCTGTCGTGAAAGGGTGAGGGCAGGAAATGACCTGTAGGGATGTCATGTGACCGCCGCCCGGTAAATCCCCTGAACACGGGCGGCCCAGCGGGTGGTGTCGTAGCGGTCGAGGACGGTATCCAGGCCGACTTCGGCGTGGATCATGACACCTGCGGCCACAACAAGGCCCACATGACAGGCAGCGCCCAGACAACGGAGCAGCACCACATCACCCGGCTGCTCGGTGCCAAGGGGCACTGATGTCCATGCAGAGGATCGTTCAGTCGAGATCAGATAGTCGAGGTCAGTGCGGTCTGTTGTCTGGCGGTATGAGCCATCATAGCTCGGGACGTCAATCCCAAAGCGCTCAGCCAAGACAAGACGGACAAGCCCCCAGCAATCCACGCCACTGCGAGTGCGGCCATGGTCGGCAAACGGCAAACCAATGTACTCAGCAGTCCAAGCGGGGATCATAAAAAGGGGTGGCTCCAGGTAGTATTGTCTACCCGAATAGCCTATCGTGGTTAAACCACCTCCGTGAGACGGACAGATGTCCGCTCTGGCTTAAAACAGTCCCGGATAGTCTGCAGGACTGTAGCTATCGCCGGGAAATGGTAGGGTGAGGATGTCCTCAAAAGCCAGCTCCCCCGAGATAGTAAGGGCATCATAGTCGGCTGCGACAAGGGTCATGACAAAAGGTCCCGCTTCGACCAAGTCAGGGGTGGAGGATAGCACCACCTCTAAAGCCACCTGACACGGCCCCTGGATACTGCGCAGCTTGCGGATAATTTCCCGGTCCACGTTATCGATGACGATGGTGACGCGACTGACGCTGTCGCCATCGTCGGCCGGAAGATCAACGGCAAACGGATAGCAAACAAAGCTCTCGCCACGGCTGATCAGGACACGCTCGCCGGTTGCTGTCGCGGGCACCAAGTCGTTAGCAACCCTGATCGGTTCATCAAGGGCTAGATGGCTGATCGTGCAGAGCAGGACCCAAACGGTATCCGTCTCTTGGGCAAAAGCCGCTTGACGGGCAGTTGCTGAGAGCGACCTCATGGCAGAACCTCAAGGGACAGTTTGCCGATCCAAAGCTTACCAGAGAGCGGTTTTGTGCTCGGAGGATCAACCAGCCGCATAACGCACGGGCTTTGTGTGCGAGGGTGTCGCCACTCAAAGGCCAGGGCACCTCCTTGGAGAGTGACGTGGTAAAATGCGTCGAGCAGGTCAGCCTGAGCCCTGCTCAGGTCAATCGAGACGGAGAGCGAGCGAACTCCGGCCGAGGTTCGGCGGCGGACCTTGGCAGGGCCGGTTTCCATGGTCGTGCGGATTGTCTGGGACGAGAACTTTTCGTCATATCCCTCGATCAGAACGTCTTGCGGCAGCTCCATGGGCCAAACAATTGCCGTCATATGGCACCTCTTTTCCGGTTCATACTGTAAGCTCCCTCAAGAGCCTGCGAGAACCCGCCCCGCTGAGCGATATCACTGCGCAGCGCGGGCAACAGGATTTGTAGGATCGCCCGGCCATCCGGGCCGCTGGACTGTCGAATTTGCGGGGCAGGCTGATCGCCACCGCGTTGATCAATGATCTCGACATCAATGTTGACTTGAGGAGCCTCAGACGCCCTCCGTCCTGACCACCCAAGATTTGCGCTGTGCCGGGGATCCTGCGCGGTCAGGACTTCCTCTCCTGCCATTAAGATCGACGGGACTTCACCTGGTTTTAGTCCGGCGATCCCACCCGTGTGATACCGGGGTGCGGTCACGAAAATGCCCGGATCGACAGCGCGATGGGTCCCGCTGTTATCCGCAAGTCCTCCTCCGTGCCGGACGGCTGCCGGTTGATAGGGGCCGACCATGTCTGCCCCGCTATAAACTTGCACACCCGCCGAAGAGCCAAATAGACCGCCAAGGCTGCTTGAAACCAGCGAGGCCAGAGGTGCGGTGATGCTGGCCTGGACCTGCATGCGCAGCAGATCGGAAAGGATACTTTCGGTAAGATCTGCAAAGTTGAGTTTGCCGGTTCGGGCAAAGTCGACCAGCGCGTCCTCCATAGAGGAAAAGCTTGAAGAGAAGAACCGCTCGGCGCGCTTGGCCGCATTGCCTGCGGTGTCGGCGTAGGCGAGCATGGCGCGCTTAGCCCCATCGACGAAGGCATCCGAAGCTTCAAGACGGTCCCGCTCAAGCTGCACAAGGCTCCGGTTATAAGCCTCAGCAGTTAGTAGTCCCGCCGCTTGCTGATCCTCCAAAGCAGCAAGAGCGCCTTTATAGCGTACTGCTGCATCATAAGCGCGGTTCGTCTCGGTGGCTGTCTCCTTCAGCTTTCCAGCCTCTTCCCTTTGTTTCAGCGTTCGATACTGGCTGGCTTGCTCCTCGGTTGCATTATTATCATTGGCAAAGTGCGTGACAGCCTGCTCAATCCTGACCTGCCGCACGACCTGCGATCCCTGCGCCTGTGCCGCCGCCAGAGCTTCGGCGTCTGCGACCTCTCGGCCCAGATCATAAATCTGGCGGGCGGCATCAACCCGTGCGGCGCGCAATCGGTCAACACCTGCCGCTGCTTCGGCATAGGTAACACCACTCTTGGCGATGGCGGCCTGAATGTCATTTTCCCGCTCGGCTGCCTTGACGGCGGCGGTAGAGCCTGTCTGATAGGCCGCAGCCAGCCGTTCGCCTGCCGTTGCCTGTTCGATGATTTGCCGTGTCCACAAAGCCCGTTGCATGGCCGTTTCAGCGCTGACGGCACGCCAGACCTGTGCGGCATACTCCTCGACACCAATACCGTTGTTTTGCCATGCAAATGCTTGGATTTTCGCCGCTGCAGCGGCCGAGCGCATGGCCGCATCACTCCGCCCTGCTGCTGCCGCGACGGCAGTTTGCGCATCAGCCTGCAGGCGCAAGGCGTCGGTGGCATCCCGCACGACGGCCACCCGTTGGGCTTGGGCATCGGCGGCATAAAGGTCCTGGACCTGTGCGCTCTGTTGCTCATTCAGGCTGTTCTCACGGGTATAGTCCTCGGCAGCTTGGCGAGCGGTGATCGTGTCTCGCAAGGGAGCCGGTGCCGCGAGCACTTCGGCTTTGCGGGTCAGGGCCTGTCGCAGGGCATCCACCCGCTTGTCACCCGCCAACACGGCGGCGTCGGTCGCCTGGGCAATCGTTGCAAGGACGGTGGAACTGGCCTGTTGAGCCTCTGTAACCGCTTGCCGACCTTTGGCCGTGAGCCGATCAATGTCGCTCTCTAGCCGTGCGATGAGGTCTCGTGTGGCGCTGGCTTGCTGCTCGATCAAGTGTTGATGAGCCGGATTTTGGGGCTGAATACTGCGCAGGTCAGCCAACTGGGACTGAGCCGTAGCAAGCTGCTGGCTTAGGGTCGCAACGTCGCTCGCCGTGGTATCGGTGGTTATCCAGCCTTCAACAGTTGTGGCTGCGTCGCCAGTTGCCGCCGCTATATTTCTAAAGCCCTGCCAAATCGTCTTTGCAACAAAGCTGTCGGCAAGGCTATCCAACCCCTTGTTCCACACAGAACCAAGGCGGCTGGCGGCTTTTTCAAAATCGCTTAGGCCTTGTCGGGCAGCGGCTTGGTATTCTCGATTAAGGGCGGCAACGGCGACCTTTTGCGCCTCTAAAAGCTGGCCATGTTCGGTGAGTGTGCGGATGCTGGCGCTTTCGGTCAGGGTTAGAAACCCCAAAGAGGCATCCAGCTTTGTAATCCCATCATGCCCGCCCTCAAGGGCGTCAGACAGCGCGTTCGCTGTCTCAGCAATGGCGCCGCCTGTTACCGTGGCAACTGCGGCGGAAAGGCCGACCAGATCGACCTTCAGGGATTGGGCAAGCTGACGATGGCGAGCAATGGCGACCGTTGCGTCAAGTGTCTCACTTCGGGAGAAGCTAGAGTCGTCCGCAATCTCGCTCGAGCGGGATTGTAGAGCGCTGGCTGCCTGTTTACCGCTGGTGCCCAGGTCACGCATGGCAAGAGCCAAACGCTTCGTTTGAGCCTCAGTGGTCGCAATGCGCCCCTCAACCAAGCCTACAGCTCCGGCCAGGGCTGCCGTAGCAAGGAGCGCCGGATTAAAGGCCAACCGGAAAAGGGTACCAAATCCTCCGACCGCTCCCGCTGCCTGCGGGATCTGCTGCATCATCACCATGAACGGCGACATGCCCCCGGCGAGGGACACTGCAATGTCCTGAATCTGATAGCTTAGATTAGTCAGCTGGTGCCCTTGCAGGCGGATACCGTTGATCACCGTTCCAGAGGAGGCAGCCTGTCCCGCCTGTGTGCGCTGTAGAGCCTCACTGCTCCGCCTTTGGAGGTCGGTACTTCGCACGACCTCTTGCTGCGCAGCCGCCTGCTGACTGGCCACCGCTGCAGCGGCATGTGCTCCAGTACTCTGGCGGTCCGTCTGCTGGGCTGCCGCCTGGGAGGCCGCAATCAAAGCCTCCAGGCCGTCTGAGGCGATCAGTGCCTCCCGCGCTACTGCACGATTTGCCGCTGCCAATGCCTGGACGTTTGTCGCCGGTGTCCCTGTGATTGACGGCGCCGCCAGACCACGACCGATCTGGCTGGCTGCCCCCT